CCGAGAGTGGACTATGTGGTGTTTAAAACATTCAACGCCTGTGGCACGGCGATGGTTTGGCGCATAAAAAAAGCCTGCACATTTTCATGCACAGGCTTTTTAAATTCCGTTATACTAAATTAGGCTGCGTTTTTTTCAGCGTTTTTAGTTTCTTGGATTTCTTTTCTTCTGGCTTTGATCAGCTTGCCAAGTTCTGCTAGAGCTTTTCTAGCTCTTGTTGCTGATGCTTTAATTCCCTTTTCAGTGAATTTTTGGTTCTCTTCAGAGTACGTCTGAATAGCTGCCATTATTGAGTCATGTGTATTTGACATTTTTTATGCTCCTTTGTTAGATGCTAATTAATTAACACATGTATAATTCTAGCGTAGACTTCGTGGTCAAGTCAATACAAAAAACGCCTTTGGTAAACTTAAATGGTTTAATTTACCAAGAATATCAGGACTTTTTTGATGATATCTGGTTGAAAAAATTAACAATAGATTTGGAAAAATTAAAATTAACCGCATTAGAGAGACAGGAAGAATTAGAAAAAAGTTTTAGAAAGAGGGTAGATTATTCTGAAAAAATTAGCAAAGAACTTAATATTTTTTTTAAAAATAGAAAGATAACAGAATGTTTACAAAATATTTTTAATATAAAATTAACTCCAGATACTGCGGATATTTGGGTAGATTATCCTGGTTATTATCTACCTCCACACGTGGATGATTCTAGAATTAAATTAGCCATACAAATCTATATAGGTGATCAGCAACAGCCAGGCACAAGTTTGTATAGTTCTCCAAACATTTCTAGTAAAATACACGAAATAGTGTATAAAAGAAATAAAGGATATGCTTTGCTCAATAATGATAAAAGCTGGCATGCTGTACAACCAGAAATAGTAGACGGACACAGAAGAAGCGTGTATATTAGATACAAATAACATGAATACTTTAGGAAAAATAAAACATTATTCTCAAATTAATCCATTAAAAGAAATATGGATTGGAGATACCTATCCACAAACATTTTACAAACATTTTGATAATCGTACAGAGGATGTCTTTTGTAAAATTACAGAGATGACACAAAAAGAATTAAAAAATATATGTAAAATATTAGAAAATTTAGGAGTAAATGTAGTTAGACCAAAATTTGAAAACTCAGTTGACCCATATTTAGATCAACGAGATAATTTAATAAAACCCCCAATATGTCCGTGTGATTGGGCAATGACTATAGACGATACATTATATATAAATCCTCAATATCATTCGGGTATAGAACCATTTCAACATGCAATTGATTCTTATAAAGCTAACGATCAAAAAGTTATAATTATAGATAGATCCAAAGATCCAATGGCTTGGGTAAATTTTCCTTGTGTAGTAAGGATGGGTAAAGATACGTTTATTGACTATGATAACAGTAGACCAGAATTTAAAAAAAATGCAATTATTGTTGCAGAGCAACTTGCAGCAAATCATAGAGTTCATATATTAAACACAGGAGATCACAGCGACGGTGTTTTCTGTCCTCTTAAAGAAAAAGAAATATTATCTAGTTTTTACAGAAACAAATATGATAAAAGTTTTCCTCAGTGGAATGTTGCGTATTTAGAAGATCGTCCAACAGTGCCAACCCATAATAATAATTGGTGGGTACCTGGAGCACATTTTGCAAATTATAATAAAGAAATAATAAAAGTTGCTGATACGTGGTTAGGCAATCCATGGGAAACTATATTCAGTGTTAATTGTATATTAGTAGATGAAAAAAACATACTTGTAATAAAAGAAAATAAAAAAATCTTTAAATATTTTGAAAGTATTGGCATAACACCACATGTGGCAAATTTTGACATGTGTTATTTTTGGGATAGTGGTTTACATTGTTTAAGCTCTGATGTTTATAGAGAAGGTCCAATGGCAGATTACTGGCCAAACAGAGGAAACAACGGAATATATTACATCAATGAATAGTGAATTAACTAAAAGATTATGGCCAATTTCTGATAATCATATAAAAAAATTAAAAGAAGAATGGTATTCTTCTAAACAACAAAATCCATATAAAGAAAAATTTATAAATCATGCAGATGCATGGTTTAAATCTTCGAAGTTAAACGATCTTAGAGGGTGGGAAGCATTTACTTGTAAAGATATTATAATAGGTTGTACAAATTTTATTGAATCGATTTGTTTAAAATATGCATGGAATATACAAATATTACCATCAGAATACAGTTACTATTCTATAATGGGAATGAAATCAACTAATCCAGGAGAATTAAAACCTAAAATTCCATTACTTGTTAGTGTGCCTTCTTGGAAATATTGTGACACAGATCCTCATTGGAATGATATTTTAAAAGAATGCGAAGAAAAAGATATTGATATACACATTGACGGTTGTTGGTTTCAATCTGCTAGAAATATAGAGTTTGATTTTGACCATCCAAATATTAAAAGTTTTGCTATGAGTATGTCAAAAGGATTAGATCTAACATGGAATAGAATTGGATTAAGATGGTCTCGACAAAGAACCATTGATTCTATCACTTTATTAAATCATTATGGTATGTATAATGAAAATTTAACATCATGTGGTTATTTTTTAATGAATAATCTTGATAAAGATTATGCTTGGAATACCCATGGACAATCACATAAAACTCTAGCAGAAAAACACGGTTTACAAGAAACCAACAGTATACATGTTTTAAGAGATAACAATAATAATCTATTTGGAATTGGAAAAATTTTAAGTACTTAATTATATAACAATATCTACGTCGTTAGCGTAGCTTGTAAATCCGTTTTCTTTCACCACTTTTAATACAGAATTTACTCGTGATACTAATTCATCTTTGTGAGAAATTAAGAATATATTTTTTGACTGTGTTCGACTCATTTCTTTTAACACAGCCATTGAACTCTCTACACCAGACACGTCCATACCAGCATCAATTAATTCGTCTATAAACAATAAGTTGATCTGTTGATAAAGACCTTCCCATACATCTCGGAATGCCCAACTTAAACTTAGAATTAATCTATTCCTTTCGCCGCGACTTAGATTATCAAAGTCTAACTCTCTGCCCAACTCTTCAATTCTTACATTCAAGTCAGATAAGAATACCACCGTGTGTGGTAATTTAACTTGTGTTAGATAAAATGCTAATCGTTGATTAAGATAAGTTAAATTTTGTTCTATAATTCTAGTTCTTATAAACGAATCCTTAGCAGTTAATAGTTTATATAGAAATTCTTGATGTCTATATAGGTCCTCCATTTCGTTTGCTTTGGTATAATCTATTTTTTGCACTGCTGTTTTGTTCAATTCATCGATTTGTTCTTGATATGGATTCTCTTTTGTACGAGTTTGTTCTAATTGTCGTTTCAAATCTTCTACAGAACTTTTGTGATTGTATGCTTCATCAATAGAATCATAATATGTGTCAGGTACAGAACCTAAATTTCCGATCGTTTCTATGTTATTCTGTATTTCTTTTAATTTTGCGGATAATGTTTGTTCGTATTGAGTTTGTTCTTCAAGGTCTTTCTTTAATTCATCTACAAGATGCTGGTGTTTTTCTCCGTGTAAGTCTTGTTCGCAAGTAGGACAAGTAGCTTTTTCAGCATATTCTAAATCTTTTACAGTTTGTTCTCGTTGTCTAGTAGCTTTGGTTAATGAATCTTCGTGATAACTCTTTTCTTTTTCTAAATTTCTTAAAGTTTTAGAATCATCTATGTGTTTCGCTAATCGTTTATGAGATTCTAATTCTGTTTGGATATCTACTCGCTCTAATTCCTCTATAGCAGACTCAAATTTTGCAATATCTTGATTCTTTTGTGTTTGCCAAGCAGTACTTCTTAATTCAAATGTTTTAATAGATTCTTCTACTTTTTTATTACTAACTAACACAGCATCTAGTCGCATTTTTTCTTCAGATAGTTCTTGTTTTGCCACTCGCATCTGTTCTTTTAATAATTCTGCTTTTTCGCTTAATAGAGTTATACCCAATAACTGTTCTATAATTTCTCTTTGTTCTGCTTGTTTGGTTGCTAAAAATGGTTGTGTATAGGTGTTAAGAGCTATGATATTTTTAAACATAGCATGACTCATACCAATTAATTTATTAATCTCTTCCTGTGTCTCTCGATTCTCTCCTTGAGCTTCATTATTATCTTCAGTACCATCTGCTCCTGCATTTTGTTCTACTTCATTGATAAAAAATTTTAATACTTGTGGTTTTCTGCCTCTTTCAATCTTATAATTTACACCGTTCTTCTCAAAATTCACAGTGACCAACATGTCTTTGCTGTTGGTTTTATTCACTAAATTGTCTCTTCTAATTTGCGTAAGTGCCTCGCCAAAGAACACATAACTGATAGCATTTATAATGGTAGTCTTACCAGTACCATTTCGAGCACCAGCATCATCGCCGCCCAAATCCATGTTCTCGCCAATAACCAGCACTAGATTTTTTCCGGCAAAATTTACTGCTTGGGTATGATTACCCACGCTCATGAAATTTTTTACTGTAAGATCTCTAATTGTTAACATCTAAATTATTATAAATTGCCATTAATACTTTTTTATCGTAGGTTTGTGAATCCACTGCTTCTAATTGTTTTATAACAATCTGATCCACACTGTCAAACTTTTCCACTTTGACCATGGGTTGATCTGCTTGGTCCAGTTGTTCTGGTATCAATTGTAATTCTCTCAACTGATATTTTTCCATAAATGTTTCTCTGATAAAATTGGCTTCTTCATAAGAAATCTTAATGTCTAATCCCACACGCACATACATTCTAGATGCAAGTATGCTGTCAGCATCGGACAATAACTGTGATATTTTTACATTTCTATATTTTGGCATATTAGGATAGTTAATATATTTTGGCTGTCCTCCATATTCCAACACCATCATGCCACGCTCATCATCGCCAGCATCAGCATAATTGTGTGGAAATGCATTGCCAATGTAGTGTATATTATTTCTTATTTGTCTCTTATGGAAATGTCCTGTAAACACATACTCTTGATTCACAAAGTGTTCTGCTTTAATAGTGCCTACATCTGGCATGTCTACCATAGCATTCATCTTAAAATAAGGTAATTCAAAATGTCCAAAAATATATCTCTGTTTTAGATCTTGTATTCTTCTCCACTCATCATGTACGATCCATGGTACAATAGCTACATCGTCGGCCAATAACCAATCATTCACAATCTGTATGTTGGGAATATTTCTACAATATTCCATACTGTTGATTTCTCTCTTGTCTCTGTAGAATAGATCGTGATTGCCCATGATCACATAGACTCGTTCAAATGCTTGACCTAATCTTTCCATATTACTCACAGTATAGTTCATGGTACTAACATTTGTAGCAGATCTGTGATGATGCCAATCGCCTAGAAATATGCAGGTTTCACAACCGTGTGCTTTGGCTTGTTCAATAAACCAATAACAGAATGCTTCTCCGTCGTCGTTGTGAACTCGGCTGTTGCCTTTTAATCCAAAATGTATATCAGTAAAACAAGCAGCCTTTTTAAAAAACGCCATAGTTAGATATTATTTTGTTTTATTGTCATCTGCAAGTGATAATTTGCCAGATTCTTTCAGCTGTCGGTTTAGTTCTTTAATAGCCGCTTTGCTGTAGACTTTAACTTCACCATGCAATTCTTTTTGTCTTTTCTTTGCTGCCACAGTCTCACTCTCATTTTTGGCTTGTCGAGTATAACTCGGCATCATCTCATTCATTTCTAAAATATCATCACGAATATTTTGATTTTTCTTTTCAATGTTTAGAATTCTTGTGAATGAGTTTGTGATAGCTGCTGTGTAATAAGCAAAAGGATTTTCAGATTTAGATTCATCAAACTGTAGACCGATTTGACTCAACTGCATCAGTGCTTGCGATCTCATTTCGTCCACATAGGTGTATCCTCTCCAGTTGCTTCTTTGGCTGTATCTTTCTGCTAATTTTAAAAACATGTTTGCTAGATTAGGAGTGATCTTGCCGTGATCATTGCTGAAGTGTCCATTGCTCATACCACCTACCCAATGTGATTTGCCCACACAGATTAATTGTCCTTTTTCATTTATTCTATAATGTTGGAATGGAGGAAAATTAACTTTAGTGTGATGATCGGCTCGAGTTTTAGGATTCTTCTTTCTTTCGCTGTCCATAGTGATATGATCAAACATCATCACTCGAAACACTAGATCAGTTTTCTTAACCGATCGAGGAGAAACTTCATAGTCACTCATTTTAATTCTTTTGTTGCCTAGTTTTTTGGCTGCTTCCCAAGCTCGTGCTGTTAGTCTTTTGGCTTGTATTTTTCTTGCTTTGGCAATATTGGCATTGTTAATCTTTTTAACGTCATTAACAATCATGTCATAATCGCTGTCTTCAGGGCTGACATATGAGCAATAGGTATTCTTGCTCTTGTGTATCTCCGCCAGCAGATCGCGGTTATTCAGATAATTCACTCTTTTCATAAAAAATTCCTTATTTTTGTTGTTTGTTTTGCTGCCTGGAGATTATAAAGTGCGCCTATTATGATGCCTATAAATATTGTTATAGTATACTGAATTTTATATGAAAAAACAACCTATTAATAAACGGATTTAAAGATGGGAATATTAGACACAGCAGGCAAAGTTTTGGGTGTTATCGGAGGGGTTAATAAAGTTATCTCTTCCAATCCTACATTAAATCGTTTGTTTGGAGCAGGATTAGGCAGAGGAGCAGAAGCCTCTGATCAAGTGAACACACACGCTCAGTGGACCACAAGGAACGGACAGACCGATTTTAGAGTTAAGGTTACATTACCATCAGAGAGTGATTTAAATAATATATTCTTTGGCGGATCTCGACAACAATTCAAAAATGGTAAACAAAAATCACCCAATGATGTTCTATGGCCGTTGGCTTCAGAAGGCGGAGTAATATTTCCTTTAACGCCGAGTATCATTATTCAACATGCTGCCAGTTATAATGCCATGGCATTGACTCACAGCAACTATCCTTTTTATGCCTATGGACATAGCGAAGTACCTTCGTTCACAGTTACAGGAGAATTTCCAGTACAGAATTTTGAAGATGCTCAATACTGGGTGGCTATGTTACATTTTTTTAGATCTGTAACCAAAATGTTTTTTGGAGGAGCCAACGATGCTCTAAAAGGTAATCCACCACCAATTCTACAATTGAACGGTTATGGCAGTTATGTGTTTAACAATGTGCCTGTTGTAGTGACCAATTTCAACGTAGATATGAGAGCGGATGTAGATTATATTTGCACAACACAAAATCCAAGAGTAGGTTCAGGCAGTGTAAATTTAAGTGCTTTATATAATGATTTAAATCCAGGAGTAATTTCTAATCCTGATAGAAATAACACATGGGCGCCAGCATTGAGTACAGTAACTCTACAACTACAACCAGTATATTCTAGAGAATCTATTAAGAAATTTAATATGAGAGATTTTGTTAATGGTCGTCTTAACGGAAGAAGTAATGAGGTAGGATTTATCTAATGGCGAAATATAGTAATACATCTCCCTATTTTACTACATCAGAAAATAATATCAGTTTGGATTTTTTAAGTCCTAGAACCATAACTGCTGATGACGACGATATTACCTATACCATTGATAGAATCTATGCTTATAGACCGGATTTATTATCTTATGATTTGTATGGTACGCCTAGATTATGGTGGGTGTTTGCTCAAAGAAACCCAGATGTAATTGAAGATCCAATCTATGATTTTTCTCCAGGCAAAGTAATTCAATTACCTAAACTCAGCAATCTTAAGAATGATCTAGGTATATAAAACCATGGCTTCAGAAGATATCACATATAATGTTCAGTCGTTCAAATCAGCTTTCACAGGCAGTACTTTAAATACTTCGTCTAAAAGTTCTAAAAGTACAGTATTAGACAACGAACTTGACAAATATGTTTCTTATAATGCTATCTGGACATTATCTGCCCTTAATAAAAACGAATTACGAAATTCACAATTAATAACAAAAGGCAGACCACACGATATTATAGCTAAATCTGGAGGTATAGGAACAGATGGAAATTTTTCTCCTTTTAATTCTGCCGATGCAAGTATTAATAAAACTAAAAAAATTGAAATCAATTCTGATACTATTTTAAGAAGAGGACATGATATATTTTTTGAAAAGGTAGTAATAGATGCTACCAATAGTCCTAATGCACAGAGAAAAATGATGAATTTTAACAAAATAGAAATAGAAATGACAGAACCATTTGGAGTAACTCTGTTTGAAAAACTTCGTGCAGCAGCTCTTAATAACGGTTTTCGCGATCATGCAGATGCTCCTTTTCTATTAACATTAGATTTTAGAGGATACAACAACAGAGGCAGTATAGAAACAGGAATAACCACACGATATCTACCTATAAAGATTACTAATGCTGAAATGAGCATAGATCAAGGAGGAACTAGATATAGTCTAATTGCGGTACCATGGACAGAATTTGCAATGACAGATAGATTTTTATACACTCGAGGGACCGGAGGAGGATTATTTAAAGAAACAATCGCTAAAATAACAGCTCCAACAGCTAGAGATGTTACCTTACAAGGTGCTCTAAATCGTTTAGCAATTATTTTAAATGAGCAGCAAGATATAGAAATTGCTAAAAAGATTAGAGAGAAGAAAGATATCTATCTAATTAAATGTGATAAGTTGGGTTCTCTCACAGCGAACTCATCGGCTAACTGGAATCTAAATTCTAAAGATATGAATTTTAAAGTCACTGTCAGACCAAACATGAGTATAGCTAAATTGATTACAGATTTGGTTATATCCTCTGATGGTTATAGGAATATAGAAAAAATAGTAGACAAATATTGGAAAGATTTAGCAGCGGCTGAATCAGCAAAAGAAAATCAAATGGAATCAACAGGCAAAGAAGAAATACCAGATCCTATGGTACCGTGGTTTAAGATTAAAACATCAATATATCATAATGATGGAGGAGATCCCGACGGTAATAATGAAACTGGGGGGTGGGATAGTATTAGGAAAATGGATAGCAAAGTTGTAATATTTGAAGTAGTTCCTTATAAAGTTCATGTGATGAATTTTACAGTACCAGGACTTAGTGCTAGTAAATTATGGGGAAAAAATGTAAAGAAAGCCTACAAATATATCTACACAGGAGAAAATAATCAAATAATGGATTTAAAAATTAATTACAAATATGGTTACTTTCAAGCTAGATTATTAGATGGATCACGAGCTGAAGCAGCAAGTAAAAAAACTGTAAAAGATTTATCTCTTACAGAGATCGTTTTAAGATACGGTAACAGAAGTTTAGATTTTCCTGAAAAATTATTACCTTTAAGGAGTGAACCTACCACAGTTAAGTCTGAAGATGGAGCCACCGACGATGGAGCACCTAGAACTATGGCAGATGAATTTTTTGAATATATCACAAATCCTCTAGCCGATATGGTAAACGTGGAGATGACCATATTAGGAGATCCTGCTTTCATAGGACAAGAATGTTATTTGCCTGTAGAAGTAAAAAAAACAGCGACAGCCGGAGGTACAGGCCAAGAAATAGAACAAGTGGCACAATTTGCAAACAAACAATGGGAACAATGGGACGACCAATTGGGTTGTTTCAATTACGATGAAGCAGAGGCATTTGTTACATTAAATTTTAGATTCCCCACAGATATTAATGAGAAAAAAGGTGTTATGAATTTTCAAAATTTTGAAGATGCGCAATTCTCTGGATTATATAAAGTAGTGAGAGTAGAGAGTATATTCGATGGGGGTAAATTCCTGCAAACATTACATATGGTAAGATACAATAATCAAGGCAAAGAAATTAATGTAGCCGAATCTTTGAAACAAATAGACAATATGAAAGAAGCACAAGACAAAGGATCAACATGGAATATAGATTATACTACGGATGGTAGAGGAGGGCCATCAGCATAAAAGTTAATTGAATATGGTATCATACGGAGACACATCAACGCCAAATAGGAAGAACAGGGAAACATCTTATACAGAGATAAATCCTGGACCATATATTGGGATAGTTAAAGACAATGTAGACCCATCTAGAATGGGCGGACTTAGAGTTCTAATTCCTAGTTTATCAGGAACAGATGAAGGACCTGCAGGTAGTCTTTATGAAGTGAAATATCTTACTCCTTTTTATGGTGCTAAAAGTACCAATGCAATGTCAGGAACAAACAACGCTGATATAGGAGATTATTCAGCCAGTCAACATTCTTATGGTATGTGGATGGTACCACCAGATATTGATACAAGAGTGTTGGTTATATTTGTAGAAGGTAAAGTATCTCAAGGATTTTGGTTTGGTTGCGTGCAAGAACCATATATCAATCATATGATGCCAGGATTAGCAGCCTCTAAAGATACTGTGGGAGAAGTTTCTTCGGAAGACACTACAGCAGATCTCAAAAAAGATATCTACGGAACAGACGTTGTACCAGCCGGAGAAGTTAATAGAAAATTATTCAGTTATGCAAGCAACTTAGGAGGCACAGATAGACTTAGAAAACCTATACATCCTTTTGCAGAAACATTAAGAAAACAAGGATTGAGTCAAGATACCGTGAGAGGAACCACCACAAGTTCTGCACGTAGAGAGAGTCCTAGTGCTGTATTTGGAATCAGTACTCCAGGTAGGACCGATGCGGGTGCTAAAAAATCGAAGTTAGGACCTATAGATGCTACATCAGATATATCTGTAGTTAGAAATGCTGGACATACATTTGTTATGGATGATGGAGATGTTAACGGAGATAATCAACTTGTAAGATTAAGAACCAGCTCTGGACATCAATTATTGTTACACGATACCAAAGGTGTGGTATATCTTGCCAACGGATCAGGCAATGTCTGGATGGAATTTGCTGCAGACGGTACTGTGGACATATATTCTAAATTAGGATATAATCTAAGATCGGGAGGAGATATTAACTTCCATTCTGAAGGTGATATTAATATGTACGCTAACAGAAATATTAAAATTAAAGCCAATCAACATCTAGGAGAAGATCCTTACGATAGAACAATCAAAGGTTTTATCAGTATAGACGGATCAGTAATTAATCAAATAGCAAGTAGACATGTGAACGTTACAGCCGAGCAAGGAAATTATAATCTTCGCACTGGTATGAGCATATATTCACAAGCAGCTGGAGGACAGCAAATACATCAAGCAGCCGGTCAAGTGCATCTAGTAGGTAGCCAAGTACACTTTAATAGTATACCAGCAGATCCTTATCTTCTTCAACCATTGCAAAGAACAGGATTTAATCAACCACACGGAACCGGCACAGCAGAAATACAAGTGCCAGATGTAACTCCATCTTTAAAAGGCAGCGTTGGAGTGTTACAAGTAGACACACAAATTCCTGGTATGAGCGGTATGCGAGTGCCCACACATGAACCATGGACATGGCATTCAGACAATTTTGTAAAATTTCCAACAGGTGGCAAAATAGAAGACAGCAATACTCCGGGCACGCTAGGATATGTGGCACAACAAAATAGATTAAATGAAAATACAGTGATTAAATTAGGACAGTATGAATCTGATTTATCGGATTATATTAAAAAAACAGTGCCTAGCACAACAGATATTACAGCGGTACAAAAAGCCACAGATGAATTTACAAAAAATTATTCTTTAACATACGGTCTTCCTACTACAGGACCTTTTTCAATTAATCCATTACAAACTGGAGTCAGCGATGTATCACAAAGATTGGTTAGAAATATAACCGGACAATCTAATAATGCTTCTGATCTATTCAAAAATCAAATATTTGTGAATCAGAGTGGTATATTATATACAGTGGGAGATCTTAATAGATCGATTAGTAGTCTAGGAAATAATTTTACAGGACAACTCACGGCCAATGTTAAAAATTATGCAACCACTACAGTAGGAGGTATAATCAATAGAGAAATTGCTAGAACAACAAGAGATGTTTCAAATCAAATATTTGGCAGTGCAGGAGATGCTATATACACCGATTATGGAAATGAATTTGCAAATACTTTTGCAGATGGAATAGTACCAGGTCTAGGAAATTCGTTTTTTTCAGACAGTATAAATATTGCTACAGATAGTTATGCGAATGTTATAGGAGGAACAACCACGTCATTCACAGATATAACCAGCGTACTATCGGGAGGATTTGAAAATCCAGTTGGAGTAATGGCAGAAAGTGTGTCGAGTTTCTTTGGCGGATTTGGATGGTAGAATATGGCATATGAAGATAAAAATAGTAATAGTAATTTAAGACAAGTATTCAAAGGTTTTAGTTCTAGAGCTGATCAAACCAATTTTAGATTGTATGATTTTGAATTAATTAAACAAGATCTTATTAATAGATTGAGTGTACGCAAAGGTGAAAGAGTGGAAAATCCAGAATTTGGAACTATAATCTATGATTGTATATTTGAACCGTTGACTAATTCATTGAAACAAGCCATAGCTGATGATATTACACAGAATCTCAATGCCGATCCTAGAATTAGCACATCTGATATAATAGTAAGTGAAACAGAGAATGGTATCAGTGTACAAGCCACTATAACCTATGTACCCTACAATATTACCGAAAAATTAACATTCTCATTCGACGAAAACTCTCTTTTACGCCTGTCTTAATCTACGCATATAATAATATCCATAAATATCCGTGTATTAAATTATGTCCACTACTGATAGACAAAACCGATTGCTAGTAGCCGAAGATTGGCGTAAAATTTACACCAGTTTCCAACAAGCCGATTTCAAATCTTACGATTTTGAGACTCTAAGAAGGACCATGATTGCCTATCTTAGAGAAAATTATCCAGATGATTTTAATGATTTTGTTGAGAGTTCAGAATATATTGCTCTCATAGATCTTATTGCTTATATTGCTCAAAGTTTGAGTTTCCGAGTGGATCTAAATGCTCGAGAAAATTTTTTAGAAACTGCTTCTAGAAGAAACAGTATTCTAAGATTAGCAAGATTAATTAATTATAATGCCAAAAGAAATCTTCCAGCCACAGGACTTTTAAAATTTACATCTGTGTCCACAACCGAAGATGTGAGAGACAGCTCAGGAAACAGTTTGGCCAATATTACAATAGTGTGGAATGATTCTACCAATGCCAATGCTAGAGAACAATTCATCACTATATTGAATGCAGCCAATGTATCAGGACAGATATTTGGTAAAGCCAAAGAAGCAGGCAACATAGGTGGAATCAAAACAGAAATTTATACAGTGAATTCTATCAACACAGATGTGCCAATATTCACATTCACGAGAGGCATAAGTGGTATTGCAAGAAATTTTGAAATAGTACCAGCCACGATATCCAATTCAGAATCTATCTATGAACAAGCACCAGTGCCAGGCACAGGATTCACTTATGTTTATAGAAATGACGGAGCCGGCGACTCCAGTCCCAACACAGGATTTTTTGCCCTATTGAAACAGGGATCTTTGGCTAATTATGAATTTTCTATCACTCAACCCACAACCAATTATGTGCAACCTATTAATGTTAATAACATCAACAATATTGATGTGTGGTTGTATGAGTTAGATGATTTTGGACAGATAGAAAAATTTTGGACCAAAGTGCCTGATCTCAGCGGTAACAATGTTATCTATAACAGTTTATCATCAGATGTGAGAGACATATACAATGTTGTGACCAAAAACAATGACGCGGTGGATCTTGTGTTCGGAGATGGAAACTTTTCTAACATACCATCAGGAAGATTTAGAGCATATTATAGAACCAGTGCGAATTCAAATTTCTCAGTTCAACCAACAGACATGCAGGGTATATCATTCAGTATGTTCTACACAGATGCTAATGGTAGTCAACAAACATTAACCGTATCAGCCTCTTTACAACAGAGTATCTACAATGCTGCTGCCACAGAGAGCAATGACAGTATTAAAACTAAAGCACCACAAGTATACTATTCTCAAAATAGAATGATCACAGCAGAAGATTACAATGTGGTACCTCTTTCAGCATCGCAAGAAATTATCAAAATAAAATCAGTAAACAGAAGTGCTAGCGGTATCAGTAGAGCCAAAGAGATCATAGATCCCACAGGTGCTTACAGCAATGTATCTGTGTTCGCTGATGACGGAATACTTTACAGAGAAGAGAGCACACCAGAATTTACTTTTACATTTACAAATAGAAATGAAATATTAGATGTGATTAATCGATTGGTAGAACCAACATTGTCCACAGCTGATGCTAGACAATTTTATTATATTAAGTATGACAGAAGAGATCTTAGCTCATTAAATGCTAGTTGGGTTAGTACCACCACAGGAACAAATACCAATACAGGTTACTTTGCAGCAGGCGGTCCTCTAGCAGTGGGAGATTATGCCACAAGCAATCTAAAATATGCCAAACCAGGAGCTCTAATTAAATTTACGTCGCCAGACACAAGAAAATTTTTAAATGGTAAATTAGTATCATCGGGTACTGGACTTGCACAGGATAGACTGTGGAGTAAAATTGCTGCAGTGGTAGGTGACGGATCCAATAATGGAGCAGGTAATTTAGAGACAGGAGTAGGACCAATCACATTGAATGATACAGTACCTGAAGACGCTGTGTTATCATCGGTTATTCCACAATTTGTGACAGTGTTTGATGCTGCATTAAAAACAGATCTGCAAGATAGAATAGAGATTTATGAAGAATTTGGTCTACGATTTGATGAAGAAAATGCAGAATGGAAAGTAATAACTGGTGCTAATCTAAATTCTTCTGAAGAATTTTCATTAAATGACGCTGGAGATAACACAAATACCAATCAAGATGCCAGCTGGTGGTTTAAATTCACCAACGATGGTAACACTTATACAGTAACCAGCCGAGCTCTAGATTATATTTTTGAATCAGAAGCAGACAACAAGTTCCATTTTGATGCAGAAGAAAGAATATATGATTATATCACTGGAAGATCAGTCAAAGACACTGTGAGAGTATTAAAAAGTAACACTGTACCCAGCACAGGATTAGGCATAGGTTATCCAATTGATTGGCAGATTGTGGACACAGTGGAAGAAGCAGACGGATATCAAGATAATAGAAAAGTCAAAGTGGGATTCTATGACAACGACGATGATGGAGTAGTTGATAATCCAGATATTTTTGACATTATTGTAGAACCAGATGTGGATATTACCACAAAGTTTGTTTTCTTTGAAAAATATATCAGTTATGATAATATAGAAAGATATAGACCTTATCCTGCTTCTAATTTTATAGTTGCGTCCACAGAATCTAATATTACTCTACCAGGAGAATATGAAAACGGACAATTATTTTATTTCTACACAGATGATGTTGTTAAGATTTATGACAGCGAAGCAATAACATTAACCACTACTACAGATTATTATGCTAGAAGAGGTAGAAGTGATATAGAATTTCATTATCGTCACAATGCTGGACAGGGTACTAGAATAGATCCTTCTCAAACCAATATCATTGATATCTATATGTTGGAAAGATCCTATGATCAATTATACAGAACATGGCTATCTCAAGGTGGCACAGAACCAGAACCATCCACTTCAGATCAGTTGAGAATCTCTTATTCAGGAGTGCTGAATCCTTTAAAAGGATTATCAGACCAAATTGTTTATCATCCAGTGAAATATAAAATATTGTTTGGAACTCGAGCTGAAGAACAATTTCAAGCCACATTCAAAGTAGTAAAAAATGCTTTAACCAACGTTACCAATGCAGTTATTAAAACTCGAGTGATACAGGCTATCAATGAATTTTTTGCTCTAAATAATTTTGATTTTGGAGATACTTTTTATTTTACAGAATTAGCTGCCTACATACACAATCAATTAGCACCCGATCTATTAACAGTGGTTATAGTGCCTAATCAACACGAACAATCATTTGGATCATTGTTCCAAATTAGTGGTGCTGCAGATGAAATTTTTATCAGTGGAGCGACTGTGGACGATGTTGTGATCATTGATGCTATAGGTGCCAATCAGTTGGCAGCCAGCGGTACAGTTGTAACCAGCACCACAGGTACAACTACTAGCAATAGATCAACATCAGCAGTATCATCGGTCACTACAGGAAAAGCTGGATCAAGATCCAACACAGGCAGTAGCGGAACGGGATACTAAAAATGGCCGATTCTCCAATTAATAGCACAACCAATTA